CCTTGGGATATTGTGACAGGCGCTACCGCCTACGCTCGTGGACTTAAGCACCAAGATACGCGAGTTGCTGTAGAGCGCATAGCTGGCAGCATTCTTGCTGATGCCTAACAAAAAAGTTATGTTGCCCCTCCATCCCAAAGGGGGGGCAGCATGAACAGGCCGTATACTAGCAAGATCAATGGACAAGAGGCCGAGTTCTATAACGAACTGATAGCTCAACTCGTCGAGCGCAGGAAAAAATTAAACCTAAGCCAAGCTGACCTAGATCAAATGATCGGAGTATCTGAATCTATGGTTGCTAAGTGGGAAAGCAAAGCAAGATTGCCGGGCGCATTTGTGCTGATGTGCTGGGCAAAAGCTTTAGGATTAAAACTATATGCGAAAGAAGAAAGCCAATGAGTTCAAGCCTATCGAAAAAATCTGCCAAACCTGCGGGGAGAAAGAAGCCAGCTTCTCCCCGGACTTCTTCAAAACGTGGTACTGCTGGAAGTGCTGGAAAGAAGAGCACAAGACAGGGAAAGTACAACGCTTCTGGCTTGAGGATTGATGGCATATTTTTTCACAGCAAAGCTGAAGGAGAAAGGTATGAGCAGCTAAAAAGATTGGTTGATTCCGGCGCAATCGACGGCCTCCGTTTGCAGCCGCCGTTCGATTGCACCGTAAACAACCGCAAGATCTGCATATACAAAGCAGACTTTCAGTATGACATCATAGACGACAGGGGATCCGTGATCCGCACCGTTATCGAAGATGTAAAGGGAATGATTACAGACATTTACAAGATAAAAAAGAAACTTGTAGAAGCTTGTTTTGACGTTAAGATACTGGAGATCCCATCGAAAGAGGTAGGAAAATGGGAGAATAAAACAGGATAAAAAAACCCCCCGCCTGCTTCCTATCAGACGAGGGGTAAGGAAAGGAGATGTACGATGAGCGAGGAGCTCGATAGCTGGCTAACAAAGCTGCCTAGTGTAGTCAATGCCAACGTTCCAAGAGAGCTAAAAAATAAAGTTACTCAGGAAGAGTTAGACCTGATGCACTATGTCTATTTGAAATCAGGCATAGCGCTGGGCCAAGACAAAGGCATTAAAGATGAGTGGTTGCAATATGCCAAGCGGCGTATGGATGGACTCATGTTTAAGCTGGAAGATAATTTAAACTTCCCAAGCGCACAAAAAATTTCCTCTATCTTAAACAAGCTATCCGATGTGCTGCAAGCTAAGCGGTTAACCTTGCCTCAGATGGAGGCATATCAAACTAGCTTGTCTACTATCAGAGAGTACAAGCTAAAGGCAGTGGCTAGACATCTAGTCGATAATCACAAGTGGGCTAATCTTCCTAAGCCAGCAGAGTTTCACTTGGCTTCTAAACATATCTGTCAATCAGAAGATGACTTCCTAACAAGAGTGCGGTTCGCGCAAGGATCCTACGCAAACGCACTGAAATATAGAAACGTAGAATAAAAGGAGATCGTAATGGATCGGACTAAAGGTATCGGTGGCAGTGATGCCATGAGAATTATGCGCGGCGATTGGCTGGCCCTATACAATGAAAAGGTCGGACTGGTTCAGCCGGAAGATCTAAGCAACGTGTTTAAAGTGCAGCTTGGAATCTTGACCGAACCACTACACAAAAAGTTCTTCGAGTTGAAGTCCGGCTTGACCGTGACGGAAGATGCGTTCCGGGAGCACCCGGTGTATGGCTTCATGAACGGACACCTTGACGGATGGATTGCCAGTAAGGGTACGTTCCTTGAGTGCAAGCATACGTCCAGCTTTTCGAACATACGAGAGAAGGCTCGCTATTATATGGCGCAGCTTCAGCACTACATGGCTATTGCTCAAGTAGATCACTGCTATTTCTCTTGTATCTTTGGAAACAATGAGCCGGAGTACTGCACCGTAGATCGTGATGAAAGCTACATCGCAGAACTTATAACTACAGAGCAAGCTTTCTGGTGGCACGTTCAAAACAAAGTACCGCCGGAAGACAACGACGAAGCCAAGCTCAAGGCGGAGGAGTTGGCGAAGGCGGTAGTCATAGACAATATGCGCTCAGTAGATATGAGCACCACAAATTCATGGGGTGTGCTTGCTGACCAATGGCTTGATACACTTGAAGCAAGCAAGACCAATGAAAGAATGAGCAAAGAGATCAAGGCTCTCGTGCCGGACGATGCCGCCGAGGCATTCGGCAACGGCATCATCGTCCGGCGTGATCGCCGCAATCGCTTAAGCTTGAGAAAGGAGAAGGAGTGATGAACTTTTATACTATGCATCGGAAACACGATCCCGATACCAGCCGTGAAGCTGCTAAGAGTATCGTAAAAAGCGTAACCTCATTGCAGTCTGACGTATTGTTCTACGCAAAAGACTGCGGCCCATCAGGTTTTACAGATGAGGATCTTAACAAAGCGTTCATGTGCTGGTCTTCCAGCTATCGTTCGCGCAGATCAGAGCTAACAGCACGGGGTCTTATCGTCCCATCTGGACGCAAGAAGCGACTGCCTAGTGGTCGCAATGCAATCGTATGGATACATAAGGAGTATGATAATGAATCTGCACCAGAGAATCGCTAAGGCGATGGAGAAGGTAACGTATATCCAGAAGGACAAGAAACAGGGTATGCGTTACAGTATTGTAAGTCACGATGCGGTAACTGCAAAGGTGCGTCCTGCCTTGCTAGAAGCTGGCGTAATCTATTATCCTGTCCGTGTAAATCATGAGCAGGTAGGCAACCGTACCCAGTGCTCAATGACAATCTGCTTTGCAAACATCGACGAGCCTTCCGACTACATCAATGTCGATAGCTTTGGCTACGGCATCGACGATCAGGACAAAGGCCCGGGCAAGGCAATGTCTTATGCAGTGAAGTATGCCCTACTAAAAACGTTAGGTCTTGAGACAGGTGACGATCCAGACATGGATCAAGACGCAAAGTTTCATAACCCTGCGTTGCAAAACCTTACTCACTTTACAGACCAGATAGAAATAACAACCAATATCGAGGAGCTAGAAGAGCTGCTTGCTATGTTCCGCAATGATATTGATGAAGCAGCAAAACTGGACAGGGCGCGAGTAAACATAGCTCGCCAAGCCTATGCCAAGAAGAAGAAGGAGTTGAGCAATGCTGGCTAAAGTTACGTTGATTGGTAATCTCGGACGAGATCCTGAGATCAGGCAAACTAGCAATGGAGATTCGTATGCACGTTTCTCCATCGCTACTAACAAAATTGTTAAGGGTCAGAAGTCTACTCAGTGGTGGGATGTTACTGTCTTCGATTCAAAAAAGGCAGAGATAGTCCAAGCTTACGTCACCAAGGGTACGCGAGTATTCGTTGAGGGCGAACTGCAAACACGAGAGTATCAAAGCAAGGATGGCACGACAAAGACAGCGGTCGAAGTTATTGTAGGCCGCTTCGACGGAAAGCTTGTGTTGCTTGGTGAGCGGGGAGAAGGAGGATCAGATGCACCCACTCCCAAGCCGCAGCCGCTAGAAGAAATTCTAGACGATGAAGTCCCGTTCTAATCTTTGGGCTTCTGATACTTAACAATATCGCCTTGGCTTGGGCCATCAGGCCAAGGCTTCCAACGCCATAGACTCGGTTCGGTATTTCTAACTATCACTCCGTTCCGAAGTTGAATGTCTACCAATGGGAGCCTTGGCTTGCGGCCTTTGTTAATTGGCACAGGAGAAACCTCATGAATAGTATCATATTCGGTGCATTGAAAAAATCTCAGATGCGTAGATCATCTGATAGTTGCTGGCCGTTAGTCAATGCGGAAGGCAAAACATGGGCGCAAGTTAAGCTGGAGTCTGAAGATGCAACAAGCAAAAGAAAGTCCAACTCTTGAAAGAGATTTGATCGTAGACTTTCTTAGAAACTCAGCAACCAGAATTCTTGGCAAAGGAATGGCGGATCCGACTTGCGATACCATTTCTATCCATTGGATGACAGAAGCATTAGAACTAGCTGCAAATGCAATTGAAAAGGAAGAGCATTTAACTGAAAGGATTAGCATCGATGAGTGGAACTTGTAACGAAGATTTAATTCGCCAAGCTAGACTAAACGTATCCGAAAGATACGTTCAGACCTATCATGTAAATGCAATCCTTTCAGGAGATTGGGACAGGGGAACCATAATTAAAAACGAAATGGAAAACCTGCTTAAGAATCCTCCACCAGTAGAGGATGTAGAGTAATGAATGATGAAGTTAATCGCCCTGCTCATTACAACGCAGGGAAAATAGAAGCCTTCGATTATATTGCAGACTCCTTAGGAGAGAAGGGTGTGCAGTATTATTGCGAAGGTAACATTAAGAAGTATCTTCATAGGTGGAGATACAAAAAGAATCCTGTTCAGGATTTAATGAAGGCCAAATGGTACTTAGAAAGGCTTATTGAAATCAATCAAAAATAAGGAGAGAGGAAATGTCAAACATTGTAATCATAGGCTGCGTAGCCGTAGCCAGCGGAGTGCTAGGTTTCTTTCTAGGCATCGGCTTTGGAGCCGACATAGGGAGTGAGATCGACCTCAACTTCGATGAGGAGGATTACGAGGGCTGGAATGACAAGCAATAAAAGCGGCTATTCTGTGCGATCCTTAGCTGCTAACCACGCCTCGACTGTCAAGCGATGCTTGACGCTGCATTCCATATAGCGAGCAATCAGATGGCTCTCCCAAAGTGCTCGTTCTGGATCGATAAGCGGATCGGGAACGTCACCTAGAAGCGGACAGTCACTCGCTAGGTTCGCCGGTGGCGGCGGCATTGGCGTTATCGATACCGCTTTGGAGCACCCGGACAACGCTATCAGGAGCACGACAGCTAGGAGCAGGAGCAGGAACTTCCCGGTAGATCGTCCGTATGTCTGTGGCCCTAGCTGTTCCCATTCCATCGGCTTGAGAACGGAGGGTTTCGTAGGCTCGTGATCGTTTGTCCAACTCATCCCGTATCTCCTGCTGTTGTTTCGCAGCGCGTTCCAAAGCTTTCGCAAGTGCAGCATCACATTGCCAATCCCTTATCTTGTAGCCCGCAGCTAGGCTCGCCAGTAGAGCCGCGCCAGCGATGTAGAGCATGAACGGGTTATAGATCACCGCTGTCCGCTCCCTTGATCTTGCCCCATTCCCTGACCCCGAAAGCCGTGGCGCAAGCGGTAATCACTGCCGCCCAGCCCATCAGTTCGACAGGCTCATTGTTCAGCAGCGGTAACGCCACACCGTTCACAGCGACACTAGCCGCTATGCCCACGCAGGTCAGCGGCCTCCACCAGACACGGATTGCCTCGCGCAAACCACTAGTCCATTTCATTGCGAGCCTCTTGCTTGCGTTTAGCGCGTTTATCCTTGGCCGTAGTCCGAAACACCTTGGCCTTGAAATAGCGCAATGCGCTGGCATGGGGGTTGCGTTTAATAGCCCTCACGCCGGATAATCCCGCCAAGGTAGCTGCCAGTGCGGCCCATCTTTAAAGCTGCGCCAATCGCCGCCCCATTCAATCTTCACGCCCTCGTGAGCAGCAGCAGCTTTAACAATCAATGCCAGCTTATGATACAGCGGCCAATCCCACGAAACTTTACCCTCAATAAGAGGAGCAATGTCCACAGCATGACCCGTCAAATGGCGGCTCTTAAAAGTTTTAGAAGCACCAGAAGCAACAAGCCTTCTCTGGCGCTCAGGTGTACGCAGCCCCTCTAGTATCGTGAAGTCTAAGTTGCTTGTGCTAATGGCGCGGTTCATTACCCTAACTAAATCAGAGTGAACGCCCTCTAGTCGAGCAAGTGAACGTGATCCAAAAGTATACATTAGATTTCTATATTCCTAACCGCTCGTTTAGTTCGCTTGCCCTGATACCAATGAGCACAGTCTTTACACTGTAATCTCTGTGCCGAAAAGTAACGTGTGTAGGCAAGACCACGCTTCTGAACATTAAGTGATCCGCAAGCTGGACAGGCTTCGCTATTGCCGATTCCAAGGTGCGGGTGATTTCGGATATAAGGCCGCAACTTTTTATATAACCGCTCAGTAAGATGTGTGTCCTGTTTGTTGTAGCGTTCCATAAGGCGCTGGGCTTTCTCGTCGCCCTTCAAGACATCAGTCCAAAGTGAATGACCTTGATGCTGCACTTTGCTGCCAATTCCTAGCAACTGGCTTACATGGTCAAGCTTGTGGCTATCAAAGCGGAATTGCTGGCGAACCACCTTGTAAAGATCGATGGATGCCGTGGGTGGCGGTGGCTCCATGCCCTGCCTGATGAACTCGCCGCGCATATATTTGTTGTCGAAGCCATCGTTGTTGTAACCGCAGACTGCATCGGCCTCTCCCCAGAGATCGTGCATGGCTTTGAGCATTCCCTCATGCCCGTCCTTCCAATCGGCGTGAAAGTAAACTTTAGATTTGCCATACCACTTGGCAGCAAAACAAATAACGCCACCAAATTCTCGGATCTGATTTAAGGCAAGGTTTTGGTCGCGCATTCCCCAAACTTCAGCGACCATAGGGCGAGTTTCTATATCGTAGAAAAGTATCTTAGCATGGGACATTCTAATCCCCCTTAGTTACGATCTTCCTTTTGATCTAACTTTTGGAAAAGAACGTCAAGTCTTTGTTCAACGTGCTTAAATCCTTCGCGCATACCATCGCGCATATCTTTAACTGCATCTTTAAAATCATCCCTGCGAACATAAGTCTCAGGAATAGACTGCTGAGTTTCAGCAATTTTGCGCTCAAGATCTTTTACGGTTCCCCAAATAATTTTGGCAATCCAGCTAACAACAGCGCCGAAGCCAATGAAGATCCAGTTTAAAAGATTCTGTTCCATATCAAGGCTGCTGTGCTGTAAATGAAGGGAAGTTCCAAGACAGCAAGCCAGTGCCAGAGGTGCGCTTAGCTACCAATCTAACGTAATAGTTTGTCGAAGCGGTAAGTCCAGTAACTGTTGTTGGGCCTACCTCTACATACCCCGGCTCTTCTTCTCCCGGCGTGTTAATTGGCGCGGATCCCGTAGCACTAGCCACAACCGTCCAGTTAGAATTGTCAGAAGAATATTGAGTTTGAATCTGAGCAGTTGTGTTGCCCTGATACATAGCGTTTGCGTTTAGTTTTAGTTGACCGCTGCCATCTGATTGAACCTGTGCGTCAGCATCCGTTACAGCAACGTAGGTAGCAGTCGAAATGTTGTCCCAAGTCTGGTCAGTAAAGCTTGTAGAGCCGCTTGTGCCGCCAGAAATAGGGGCGGCTAAGCTGCGGCTAACCACAATGCTCTTGTTGTAAGTAACGCCCTCAAAAATAACAGGCACAACAATAGAGCCAGCAGCATTAGCGACTGTCAAACTTACATTGACCACCCCTGTGGCGACAGAAGCAGTAGCCGTAATCCCTGTAGTGGGATTAAGAGTACCAACCGTAACGCCAGAAGTCTGCTGAACGCCGCCCTTATAAACCTTAATGCCGCGAGTAAGCGGCAAGCCAGTGGTCGTTATGCCAGATGCGTCAGCTTGTATGATAAACGGATCTACATCAGCGATGACAATCTGATTAGACGAAGTGACATCAGCCACCTGAGAAGACCAGTTGCTACCATTCCAACGGTAAAGAATACCATCATCAGTATCGTACCAAAGATCTCCAACGCCTTCGGCAGTTGGAGCAGACGCAGAATAAAAGGTCGTTACCTTTCCGTCCGCTGTTGCCTGAGCAGTCGCAGCATTAGCAATTGCAGTTGCAATTGCGCTATCTTGAATGGCGACAAAAGATGTCCCGTTATGACGATACAGTTTGTTCCCGTCATTTGTGTCAATCCAAAAGTCACCAAGGCTTCCGCCAACTGGTGCATCGTTCTGGTAAAATGATTCAATCTTTCCATCAGCTGTGCTTTGCGCTGTTGCGGCATTAGCAATTGCAGTAGCAGCATTCGCCAACGCCAGATCTGCATCTGCTTGAGCAGCATCGGCATCCGCCTGAGCGGCATCAGCATCAGACTGCACCCCAGCAATTGAGGCTGTAAGAGTTGCATTAAGGGAGCTAATGCTAGAGCCGAGAGAGCTAATGCTGGAGTCAATTGCGTTTAGCTTGGCTTGAACATTGGTTCCGCTTGTAGTCTGAACCAAAGAAGCGCCTTGGTTAACAGCAGTGTTGGCAAGATCCTGCCGCAAACCGCTATCGCCAGTACCAGTGCTAACGGCGACCTGACCATTGCTATCAAAAACAAGATACTTGTTTGTACGCAAACTCTTGGCGGGAATAGTTAAGAGGTCAAGGGGGCTGTCGCCATCAGCCAGCTTGAAAACGCGACTGTCCAAAGTAGTCTGCAAGTTTTGCAGATTGACAATAATACGATCAAGATCGTTGTTTAAGGAGTCAATGTTAAATGGGCCAGCAAGCGGGAAGTCCGTAAGACGCTCGACAGTTACCTCACGAGAAATAACAATCACATCATTCAAAGCAGCGCCCGGACTGCCAAGAGTAATACTCCCACCGCCAGTAACGTTAGCACCAGTTACCGAGTACTCATTGGCATTTGCTGGGGTAGCATCGTAAGTAAGCTCAACGCCATTCTTATAGACATTAAGATTAGCGTTTTCAAAAAACTCAAACGGCACAGCAAACGTAACCTGCCCCGAAGTGGCAGTATACTCTACTCGTGAGGTGTTATCGTTAATTATAATTGGCATCTAAGAGTCTCCGAAACCCTATTGCAGTTAAATTTAACTAGCTATCAATGGACTAATCCACGGTCGGCCTATATGGTTCTAGCCCACCAGAAGACCTTCTGCTTTCATTTAAAAGAGCATCAGGATCATCTGCGAAATAATTCGACATAGATCTTTCGGCATCTTTCATTAACGATTGAATGACAAACCAATTGTTAAAAGGCAATGATCGCCTGATTGCACCCCCTACTTCAGTAGAGCTTGCATCATCATCTGAAAACACTCGGATAAGATCGCTTATCTTGGAAACAGCAGGGCCAGACAAATCACCTAAAGCTTCAAGATAATCGTCATGGCTCGCAAAAGGCTTGAGCCCCATCAATGGGCGAATTCCCACCTCTCCTAAAGTAGCTGTTTCTACTAGAGTAGGAATTTCTGAGTAAATGCCAGCAATACCAGATTGATCTACTGCTCGAACCATTTTCTCTAATGGCGAAGCCTGTTCCCAATACCATGAAGAGCCAGACAAATCTGCCTTCAAGCTGCTTACCATGTAGCCAAGGCCAATCATAGTTGCCATGCCCATGTATGCGTTTTCATCCCGGCCCTGTAATGAGGAGAGCAGCACTTTATTTGCTGCTGAAAACCCATAAGCCATAAATTGAAATGGAAGAGTCAGTAGTGGGAACTCACGCCCCTTGATAAATCCTCTGGCAATTTCGGGAAGATCGCTTGGGCTTGCAGTTGGAATAATGCGGCGGGTCATTCCATTAACAGCAGTAATGTACCGTTTGGCAAGTGCAGCGTCAGGCCATTCGCTTGCGTTTGCAAGGAAAATGTCTCCCTCTTTTTCCAAGGGCATTTTGACAATTGCTTTGGCATCCTCAATTGAGAGGCCATAGCTTGCCATGTTTTTTATCAACTTCTCGCTGGCTTTTCCATCTGCAATCTTATGCAGATCTTCAAGGAAGAATTGGTGTGTCATAAACCCACTAAAACCCTTGGTTACATCTGTAATAGGAGCAAGCAAGTTTAGAATTTGAAATGGCCCGTGAGCAAAGTCAGTCATCTTTTGGGCTGCTCGACCTACTCGACTACTAGATGCTCCAGTAGGCCCACCTTGCTCAACAAAACGAGAGAGAGCGCTTGATGAGTAAACGTCCAATCCCTGATTAGTTAGCTCTTTAATCTTATCCGATACGTTTTTGTACAATTCACGATTGCCAAACGCATGATCCATCGTTGCGCCAAGCACACGATTAAATCCATGCACCATCATGACGCGAGGAACTTCCGTAAGCGAAGAAAGACCAGCACCACCAAGTGAGGTAAGGGTACCATACCCCCGAAGATTAGAAGCAATCCTACGCTTATTCAGCATGGCGGGATCATTAGAATAAATTGCGCCGGTTGCAGTATCGCGTACGCGCTGAAGATCAGATCTCAAAGCAGCGGCTTGACGAATACCATCGTCAAAGTCGGCAAAATCCAATTCATCAATTGCAGTAAGAATCACATCATCAATTGAATCTTTTGCAGATGAATCGCCAAACTTAACATATAGCTCATGGATAGTGCCAAAGCGATGCCCGTAAGTCCGAAACAAACGCTCCATGTTTGTTTCGATAAAGTCAGCAACCAATTCATTCGGTATATCAAGCTCGCGAGATTTAAAAAACGAAGCGCTTGCACTTCTGTTTTCCGGCAAAAGCTGAAGCTCACCTAGCTCTGCTTGCTGAATAATCTGATTGATTGTTCTATCAACGCGAGCCGCAATATCTTCCTCAGTGTGCTTGGTATTAGGAAGAGGATTCTCCTTAAACCAATCAAAAAGAATTTTCCTAAGATGGCGCGGGCCTTCTTCGTCCGCAATAACTTCATCAATTAACCAATAGCGAGTAAGATAAAACTTTTCGTTCTTTGGAGAAGTTTTTACATCATCATAAATGCCGGCAATACGATCATCTATAAACTTTAAATACTCTCGCTGCCTTTCAGTTAGCTGAGCAAAAACTCCAATGCCTTCTGCTTCTTTGGCTTTTTGAATAAGGGCTTTTTGTTTTGGAGTAGGTTCAAGTTTTTTACTCCATGAGCCTTCAAGCATCTCATCAAGGATAACAAGGTAGCGCTTTTGCGCTTCTGTTAGTCCTCGTTCTTCTTGCATCTTAAGAAGCTTGTTTCTAGTTTCAATATACCTTTCAGCGCGAGCTTTATTCCGCTCCTCAATATCATCAGCTATTTTTTTAAGAGCGGCTTTTGCGTCTTTTGCGCCAGCAATAATACTGCGACGAGTTTCGGCAAGGGTAGCCTTGCGTCCTTTATCTTCTTCATCAAGACGGTTGAGCAGTTCTGCCAATCCTTCATCTTCGTCTAAGTCAAACTTAGTAACGCGAGTAAGATCGTCCAACAGATCATCATACTGATCCGTTAGCTCAGACAGCTTGACTAGTTCTCGTTTGCTTAGCTCTGGCTTTTTTTCAAGCTGAGCAATCTTATCAAGGATTTGACGCGCCCGATTTGATTTCAAAGCAATAAACTTACGGCGACCCTTCGCCCCCTTGATGGCTCCTGATTCTGACCCAGCCCTTTCTGCTTCGTCAAAAAACTTGCGAGCTATGTCTACGCCTTCACGAACAAAAGGATTATCAGTTTCAATCCTGTCTCGTTTGTGCGCTCGAAAAACTTCGTCTTGAAATTCTTCGTATGTCATTAAGCCTTTGGAACCAGCCCGGCCACGCTTGCCGAATGCTTCCGCAGCGCGTTGCATATCTGTGGCAAGGTTAATGCCGAACACCTGAGCACCCTGCCCACCAGTCAAATAGCGAGCGTAGAGTTTTCGCATTTGACTTGTTGCATCAGCAGCGGCTCCCCGCCATAAATCAGCAGCAAGATAAGCAGAGCTTTCGGTAGCAATGTTTTGACGATTGCGTTCAAATACCACGCCATAGTCGCCCAACATACCGTTGACGAAATCCTCAACGGCACGAATGCCAGAGTTTTGCATTTTTCCAATAAAAGACAAACCCTGAATTTTTTCTAAACCATAAGCCTTGGCTACGCCCGTCTTCGCTGCGCCTGTTGGTCTAGCCACAAAGCCAGTGTTAGAGGTTATATAAGGCTCTGGCGTAAGGCCAAGCTCCTTGTTGTCTAAATGCCTTGAGGCACTCCACTCGCCATATTCATTAATCCAGCGGTCAACATCTGCGGCCTTATAAAGCTTTGCGCCATAGGCAATGCCAGAAAGCGCACCAGCAAAAAGGCCGGTGTAAACCGTGTTCATGCGAGCTTCTTCTCTGGTTAACGTTGGATCGGTTTCTAATCCAACAGCGCCCTCAACAAGACTCGCTCCTACAGCACTAATAGCTGCGCCTCTAATACCCGCAGCCATGATCCCGGGAATTGGTATATAGTTGACAGGATTAAAAGCTTCGGAAAACAGCACTCCCCCTAAGCCCAGTTCTCTAGCTACATTTTGACGGCGCTGGCTGTTTCGATCTATTCGTTGCTTAATGAAATTTTGATGCTTCTCACTAAACACCCCAATAAAATCTTCAGCCCAAGGTTCGTAGCCAGCAATACGATCAGGCCGGAAAGCATTATAACTTAAATCTTCTACATCATTCCAAAGCGTGTAAGTTTCCATCAATCTCTGCCATGGAGATTGCAGGGCAACAGCATCGCCAATAGCAGAAATCCAGCCGCTAAAGGACGGTGCTTGAGGCTCTGGCCTTTTGGCGCGCTCCTCCTCTGTTAAAAGAATCGTCGAGGGTTTGGGAACGCCAAAGCTTTTATCGCCTTCAGCGCCCTCAATAAACCTACCATATACAGGATATTGACTAGGCATTAATCCCTCTAATTTCTCTCAAGCCAAGCTTCAGCTTCTTGAAATCTGTCGGAAGCATTCTTCCAATGGCCTTTTAAAGTCGTGCCATACTTATCAGCAACATTAGGGTTGGCATTTACATTTCCTGCAAAAATAGCGGCAAGAACTTTTTGCCAGCCCATGCCCTTTTTATAGCCCGTATGACCCAAGCCCTGACCTTTTCCTTCAAGATAAGAAATTAGCTTAGGAAGCTGTGATTCAAACGTATCGTTTTTAGTAATATTAAGAGCTTTTTGAACAGTTGGGCTGGCTTGAAACAAGCCAACATACCCCAATGTATTGACCCTGCTGGGATCTGCCCCGCTCTCAACCAAAAGAATAGAGACTAATTCATGCGGCTTTATGCCAAGTTGAGTAGCAACTTCGCGGACAACCTGAGAAGGCTTGCGTCCAGTAGCACTTGAGTTTTGAATCATTTGCTCACGCACAACGGGAAGCTGCATATGTTCAACAGATGGAGCTACAGGCAAACCGCGATCAACATACTTTTTCTTTTTATCGCGGACTGTCGATGGTTCGTGTCCGAATTGAGCAGTATGAGTCTTTTGCCAAGCTTCAAATTCAGCAAGGGCTTTTTGATTTTTTACGCCAAAACGCAGCTTTTGACCCTGCCCCTCCAAACCAAGCAACTCAAGGAAACCTTGACTGCCGGGAATGTAATATTGAAATGCTTGCTTTGCGAGTCGTTCGCCTTCGTTCTTGCTTTCCGCATACGCTCGCCTAAATTTTCCGCTTTCTCTCTCCTGAATCGATGAAGCCTGACCTAAGTCTATAATAAGAGGCGCGTTATCTTTACGCCGGATTAAACTAGTGCTTCCCGTTTTCTCGTCATAATACCAAACAGAAAACAAACGGCTCTTGGGATCCGTACCTCCAGCATAATGCTTTATAAAAACATTTTTTCCAGCTTTTAACTTTGCTTTAACGGGAACCCCCGCAAGCTGCTCGTCCCCGGCAAGTTTTTGAATAGCCAAGTCAACATAAGGCTGAACATACTCGCGGCTTCGTTCACCAGTTTTGCTAGTAACAGTTGGCGGTGTTTCAGCTTTCCGAATATAAAGCCCAGTCCTTCTTTTAATGGTATCGCCAAAAACCTGAGTGACTCGCAATTGAGGCTCTAGCAACAAGGTGTCAGAGTTAGGGGCAACAAGTGTCCTTCTATTTGCGAGTCTACTACTCGCAATGCTGACAGCTTTTTCTAAGGGTATGTTCTGAGCGACTAAGTTGCCAGCAAAGATCTGTAACTCATTAAGGTCTTCAGCACCTAACGCAGAGTAATCAAGTCCCTTAATATAACCCTTAAACTTTTCTTGATATTTAGCACCTTCGGGCAATACCCTTGTAATTGCGTCAACCGCCTCCTTTAAAGTGTCCGGGCGATCTTCTCTTACAGTAGAGCGAGCAAATGCAATCGGGTCTGTTTCACCAAAACGAACTCCTCGATTGTAGTTTTCTAGAAATACTAGCGTATCCGTGTCCATAAACTCGGTACGCAAATCGGGAATACTGTCTCCTTTATCATCGACTGCATTTTCCATAGCCTCTGCAACAGCAGCGGCTCTGTCGATATAATCTCGACTACGCGATGAAAGATTTGCAAAAAAGTCTTTGTAAATTTCGTTGGGAATAGAGGCTACAGAAAACCGCTTGGTCATTTGAAAGAAACCAGTCGGAGTATATGGGTCTAGTCCATTATCGCTTGCCCATTTTGTTACAACATCAAGCCATTTTTTTTCACCCATACCAAGCGGTTTGTCTCCGCCTGTACCGACACTATCTAAAGTTTGATTATAAATATCTTCGTTGCCCTCGTCTTTCTCTTGCCGTTCAAGCTTAGCTTGAATGCTTCTAAGGCGAGTTAAAAGAGTAGGGCGATGCTCCGGGCTAGTGCTTTCTACTACCCACTTAGCATTAATGCCATCAACTTCACTGGTTAAATCAGACAAGCTAACAATATCTATAATGGTTTGAACCTCAGATGAGGTCGCTGCTTGCATTTTCACCTTTTCATTAAGTTTGCGAATAATCCCAGCGCCAGCCCACCACTTGTCAAAGCCTTCTTGCATTTGATTTAAGCTTTTGGGATCTGCAAAGTTAAGATTAACCAGCCTTGACAGCTGTTGTGCGGCCTGATCGTAAAAATTTAACGCCGCAAGTCGACCCTTTTCTTCGTCTACTTGTGGCAAAGCAGCGTATTCAAAAGCTTTGTTTAGGTTGTTTTCTACATCTCGCTCTAAAGTCCTTTTAATAATCTCCTCGGCTTCGCGATGTTTTCCGTTAGTAAAGGTATTGTGCCTTTGCTGTAACTCACGCCACAAATCACTAAGCAATGCGTTTTTAATTTTAGGATCGGCTTTTTCGACTACGCCCTGTATCATAGCAACGCCTGTAGCCAGCAGATCATCAGGACTTCTTACAAGTTCTTCTTCCGTAGTAGGATTATAAAGACTCTGAATTTTAATTTGAGTCTCATTGAACGATCTTATTTGATATGCTTGTAAAGCAGCTTCGTTAAAAGTTGCTTTATAAATCTCACCGCCACCCTGAGGTTTCGGCAAAGTCAAAGTACCATCCGGTTCTTGCTGAATACCCTGAGCCGCAAAGTCGTTAAGAGCAGCCTCTTGAGCTTGCTTCTTCATTGTAGGCTCTAGTGCAGCAAAGATCTGCTGACCCGCACGAGCGATCTCAGGCCCAACATCAGGGATGCCGACCTGCTGAACACGAGTCAAAGGAGCCGCAGCAGGGGCTCCAATCTTACGGCGAAATGGTTCGAGAGCCATTATGTTCCTTTCTTGTATTGAGCGTATGATTGTCCGATGCTTGCAAGGCTTCCAATGCCAGAAGCAACAGCACCGATCTGCTGATAAGTGCTGGCAATGCCAACGGCTTGACGGGTCATGCGATTTACTCGAATGCCTCGCATAGCCGCTATGTCGCCGGTCAAATAGCCGCTGCGTATATTGCTTAGATCCAACGCAAGAGCCTTGCGTGATGACGCATCTATGCCCTGCAAGAAGGACTCGCTTCTAGTCCCAGTAGCAGCTTCCATGGCTACTTGCGAAGCTTTCCATTGCTCGTAATCAGACACGCGCATGGCTTCAGCTTCAGCGGCCTGTATCCGCGCTGCTTCACGTTCTTCCTGTATTTGCTTTCTCTGCAAGTCCAATTGGATTTTTTGCTGGGCAGCATTTGCCTTTGCTGATCCAATAGAAACAGCAGTTCCCGCTACCGTTGCTGCTGCTGCCGTTATTGCCGCTGCAGCGGCCAAGCTAACACACATTAGAACGCTACCTCCATATTCAATCCAAGAACGCGCATCTTTACAGGATCAACCTGAGACAGTGTAACCTGCGCCTCCTTGTAGTAACCTAGAATATAAAACTCTGCTATGCCCGAATAAGGCTCTACGTTTATGGATAGATCGTCCGTAACATGACGAAGGATTAATCTGTTGCCCTCAACAGAAACCCCAAGCGTAGTGTCCAGACCTACGTAGACCTTTGTTATTCTTTTAGGCATTCCTGCCATAGAGCCGCTAGGCAACATGATATTAGCCGGAAGCGTTTTGATCTCCGGCGTATAGTTATATCCCACAGTGATGGTGCTTACAGGATCTTCTAAAGTCAGCGTCGAGCTAGAAATAATATGTTCGCCCAAATACTCCCCGTCTCCAAACACATGAACGGTTTCGCCATCCAAGGCGCTGTCAACAATCCATACGGTGCCGGGAGTGCCAGCCGTGTAGGTTCTGGAACTATCTACGGTAAGGGAATCATCTGGCGCAAATTTTTCCAGCGCATAGCTGCCATCTCTAAGCACAGAAACATATAGCGTATTGTTGACCGAGCAAACGGAATCAAAAGAACCATCGGATGCAGACCACAAAGTCCAGCCAGCCAAGCCTTCTGCTCTGGCGGAATGGAATATGGCTAAGGTTCCATCGCTGTTAACGAGTGCTGCATACTGTTCGTTTCTAGTAGCCGTGCCGTAAAGCACTGCCATATCTCTAGGAGAAACTATGAGATGCCCTGCCAGCAAGCTAAGATCAGTAGAGGCGTAACTGTTTTCGGTATCCGCATATATAAATTCACGAACACTTTTGCCTGAGCTTTGAACAAACAAAGTCCCGCCATCAAAAGGAATCGGCGTTACCTTGCTGCTTCCGTAAGGCGTTTGCCTAGAGACTCTTGTATCACTTGGCGTTAAGGGCTTGCCAATAGGCTTGGCCGCTACAAATTCGCCAGTGGCAGTGAAGATCTGAAGATCCCTGTTCGAGATCAAATGCTGGATATTAGAAATATCCTCAGAGCCAATCGAGACTTGAATGGCCTGATTGTCCAGCCCTTCGCCTACGTCAAAATTAAAATATTGATTGACCGTGCTGCCATATAAACCATCCGGCTGTGATGTGGTTCCCCCAAACCATAGCCGCCCCTCGTGAAAGGCTACAGCCGCCGGCCATCCATTAGGTGTAGAAAATACAGGCTCGTACCATGTGCGCGTTGCCGTTGAGCTAGATGTGTACTTAACTGATGGGCCACCACCATCAACGCTTTCAGTGGGAGATCCTGTTATAGTAAACGTATAAACATTGTCATCGACAACAGTAATAGTTTTGGAGCCATTAAGCGCAGCAGCTTCAATGCCCCCGAAGCCATTGGCTCCGCTGATCGTAACGTTCTGCCCAGATGAAAATCCATGCAGCACATGAGTCACTTCAATAACCGAACTACCAAGCGTAGATCTAAAAGGATCAATATCATACTCTGCTTGCAGAGTACCTCGTATTGTACCCGTGAGATTAGAGGCATCCGTGTAGCCGGTAATTTCTACTTCGACTGTCTGCCACTTCAAACGCAAGCCCACATAGTCGCTACTAAATACAGGGGCTGATGCGGTAACTGTAACACTACCTGTTGTAGCAGAGCAGGAGAGAGTTACCGAATCGTCCGCGAATTTGTAGTACGGCTGGTAGGTTTTATCTCCGTTTACTGACTGATCGAAGGCTAACGGAGTTATTGTAAATGTCGAAGATCCAGTTCTGCGAATGATTCGGGGAGCCCAAGACTGATGGGCGACGATCATTGTGTCGCCAACTTGAGTGTACGTTAGCTCAAAAAGTTCCGAGGCAGACCAACTGGCATTAGAAGTTACCGTGGTTAGCAATACGCCATTGATGCTGTAAACGGTCAAGGCATTTGCGCTAAAGGCTAGAACGTAACGTTCGTTCTCGTCGAAATCAAAAGAGATTAGCCGAGATCTAGCGGACAGAACATCCAAGTGGATTGTCCCCGGTCTACGGGTAACACCCCCGGTATTCAGCAGAGATACGTTGCGTAGCTTTGATGCGCCATTCTGATACGCGCCAGTATCAGATCTAAAGCGCATAAGTGGATTCAACTCTCCACTGGCGAAGTTAGTCTGTACCTGACGGAAGATTGCCATTAGCCAATAGTCCTACGCACACGAGTGAACAAAGACATATCAAGCTTGCGAGTAGTCTGCTCTTGGCTGTCAATGTTACGAGCCAAAGCAAGGTGACGCAATGCCTTCTTGTCTAGGAAATCAGCGGTCTGAATTTGGTTTGCAACAGAGTATGCAAAGAGGCTCGCCAGATAAGTCTCAACCAAAGACACAAAATATGGGGGCCACAAATCTTCATCAGCCCTAAATGTGTAATCGGCAATTACCTGATCCGCTACGTCTGCATTGCAGTACGCTAATTTCTGATAGCGATCATAAGCAACGGTGTAGCCGTTAACCTTTAGGTTGTGCAGCACAAGCATATCGGTCGGCAACTGATAAGCGGCATCCCAGCCATCAAGCGGTGCTTCACTCCTGCGAGAAAGCTGTGCCTGTCCAGAAGCAAACCGCCAACGATGGCGAGTCAAAAGGTCACGAACAGTATCTTCATACAGGTTCTTAGCGACATTAGCTTCAGTAGTTCCATCCTGAAAAGACGTAATCGGCTGAGCGCCGATCATTACCAAAGCGGTGGAGCAAATTTGAAGACCTGTCTTTGCCATGAAAAGCTCCTAGCAAAAGGGCCGAGCGCGGAAAGGAAACGCGCCCGGCCCGGAGGAGGGGGAAAGAGGAGAAAACCCCTCCTCCCTTACTTACGCTTCGTGCGACTGTACTTCGTACACGCCATTAGCATCGATCAGTACCGTACCCTGCGACATCATCGACGTAGCAAGGTGAGCGGCCTTCTCAGGCACATAGTTCAGTTCAGTCGAAACTTCAGCACCCGAAGCAAGGCCGATAGCCGAGCGGTGGTATGCAAAGTTCTTACGCTTGTTGGTAGCAATGGGCAGACCCGAGAAGGTCATCCACATGAAGCCAAGCCAACGACGAGCAACCATGCCGCCCTTGTACGGGAGGTCGTCTGCACCAACAAAGTCAGCGTCCGAGAACGCCGAAATGCCGAGCAGATCCGTCCAAGCGCGAGGCGACACAACGAAGTAACGCTCGCCATCGTCAGGAACGTCATTGTTGCCGAAGGCAGCAAAGACCGTCTCTACCTTGTCGAGAGTCAAACCGTCAGTACCAGCTTCGACAATGGCATTGGTCGTGCCATCAAGCGCGGTGGTAATGAGTTCGTCCGACTTGCGACCAATCGCAGCAGCAGCCGACTGAGTAACAACCATACGTTCGTCGTGGTTGATCTTCAGTTCGTCCAGCTTGTCGATGTAGTCAGCAGCGTAGTAGTCGCCCAGAGTACATTCAACATTGGTGTGGTCGATGGTCATGAGCGGCACGTTGCCGTGACGCGACTTCGTGCCAGCGGTGCCGGTTCCAACCTTCTGGAAGGTGGTGCTTGCACCCTTAACGTTCGACTTGGAACGCACAGTGTTACGCAGCTTGGAACCCATGCGCTGATAAGCCATGTGGACTTCCGATTCAAACTGCTTCACAAAGGCGTCATTAATATCTTGAGCCATAATAGCCTCCGTATAATTGACGATGAGTTCAGTCGGTTATCCGTACCTAGCTTCTTGAAGTTATCCTTACGGGCTTCGTCCGCAATTAACGGGCCTGACGCAGAAATCTAATGAGTGGGGTTTAATTTCAATGGACTAATTAGTTTAGTATACATCTTTCCAGTTTCTTCATAGCCAAGCTTAAGAAAGAAACTTTCGGAACTATCTGTTCTAACGCCTGTTGTTACTCCAACGCGAATAGCTTTTGCTCCGCGAGATATACCCCAAGCTTCGGCAAACTTAACCATTCTTAAGGCTGCGCTTGTTCCACGTGAAACAGGCAGGACATAAAAAGACAAGTCTTCTACGAAATCATCGGTGCCAAAAAACGTTTGAATGATTGCCACTGCCATAAAGCCAACAACCTGCGAGTCCCTTTCTGCCACTACACAGTAAAAGTCATTGTTAGTCAAAAACACTTTGACTAGCGATAGAACCTTATCTGGATCGTAAGGGTAAATGCTGTAGTGAGGGGACTCAGAGTGCATCGCCTCGGTTAGCTTCATAATCGAGGCGGTGTCACTTTCCCTAAGCTCTCGGACAATCATCTATTAAACGACTTGGCAAAGAAGTCTTCGACCTGTTTAACAAATGCAGGATCCCTGTCGGCTGGATGCCAGTAGCGGCGATCCTGCATCATCTTCTCTACGTCTTTACGAGTAATCTCAGGCGGTTTTTCAAAGGCCGCTTCGTCAATGTTCCCGGTAGCCTTGAGCATATTAATTACTTTTTCGATTGCCGCGATGCCCGATGCGCTAGTGCAAGCACCTGCCAAAGCTTCACGCTGCTGTTCGTCAAAGGTGTTATTCATCCAAAGCGTAACGGCTTCAATGCGAGCCTCCGCAGCTTCTCCAAGCTGTGCCATTTCCTGCTTGTAAGAACTCTCAAGCCTCGCAAGCTCAACCTGAGCATAGTTGTTAATTGCGTTTTCAAATTGCTCTTGGTTGTAACCCTGCTCGTGAGCAAAGGTACGCCACCATTCGACTATAGGGCTCGTCGATAGCTGAGTCCCATCCAAGTAATCTGCCTCTGGAAGCTTGTAGTCCGTTGGTGTTTCAGGGCGATTAGCCAATCGCTCTGCCTCGAACTCCTTAGCGACAACATCCTTCATGTTGCCCCGCATCTTTTCCAACTCGCTATACGACTTGGCAAGGTTTTCGTAAGAGGGATTATTGTCTACCCAAAACTTTTCAGGCAACCACTCTGGTCTTTCCGAAACAACAGCTTCGGTTGCCACTTCTTCTACTAGCGTAGTTTCTTGACTTACTTCTTCACTCATTGCTTTGCCCCTTATTAATTCTCGTTTCGATAATGCCCACTAGGTAACGCATACCCTCTCTGTGCCGTAGCTCAGTGTCGGATATGTTGGGGCCAGCCACATACTCTATTGTGATTGATCTAAGGTACTCAATCGCCTTACGACCAGCACGACCCCTAAAGGTCGCGGCCATTATTTGATTAAGTTCCTCTTCCTCTTTTGGCTTACGGCTTATGCCATCAGCCCCCAAGACCTGCTGGATCGATGCCATTCTGTCCCATCTGAGCTATGTTCTGCGCCAGTTCCGCTCTTTCCGCCTCATTACGAATAAGGCTATCTGGCACTCCAAACTTATCTGCTAGGTACTGTGTAGTCAAATCGCCTTTAACATACAAGTTAACCATTTGCGGCCCGAAACGAGTCTGAACCAATTCCAAGAATCGATTGACCGCATTAACGTCCTCGAAAGCCTGAGCCTGAGCCAAGGGGCTTGTCGAGCGAACCTGTACCTCGCGGCCATTAACCGTGGGTATTTCGATACGACCCTGCTTCTTAAGGATGTAAAGAACACGGCGCAGTATCGGATTGATAAACTCTGCTTGCAGTCGCCCAAACGCAGAACCAATCTGCCTAGACAGATCCGCCATACGTTGAGCAACTTCGGTAGCCGACATGGGCGTAGTGTTCGGATTGCCAAGCATCTCATTATAGAGAGCTTTACGAATGTTCATTCGCATATCAGACAAAACCAACTGAGCCACATCAAAGCTACCAGCAGGCCCTACCGGGCGAATGCCAGAGCTACCGGGAGCAACGGGTATAATCGTACCGGGGATCAAGCGAATGTTGGACGGATTAATAATCCCATCGTCTTCTGCCGTATAAATGCCGGAGATAGACATCTGAGCATTTTCTAAAATCATTTGCACAGTGAGGTTAGTGGTCTTCACTGCTGGCATTGCATTCAGGAGGGGGCCGCGCCCCCAAACTTCCCCTGCCGCTTTCGACCAGCGGAATGCAATGTACGGACTAGAGCCAACTCCAGTATAAGTCTCCTCTACAATCAAGGACTGACTTTCTGGTATGACTACACAGAACTTATTGACCTCTACGTTAAGCTGCGACCAATCCCTGTAAACGGCCTCAACGATTTCAATGTGGCGATCTGATCCACTTTCAAGCTCCTGCACTAGATCCGGCGGGAGCTTAGCATTTGGGTAGGCAACCTTAAGCATGGATGCCCGTATGCTTCTCTCACGATAAATGGAGTCTAGCTTATCGTTAGGGCCGCAATCCAAATACAACTGCGGCAGGGGAACGGCAGTAAAGACTACAGGATTCAGCGCGTCTCCTTCGTCAACGCGAATACACGCAGTTCCTAAGGCAATATCAAGCAGCGCCTCGTTTGCTTCCTGAGCAAAGTTGCTGTTCTGAATAATCTCAAAAAGATATTCAGTCACTTCCTCAAGAGCCTCGTCTACTTCCGAACGCTCTTCTTCTGGAATCTCAGAGCCAGCGACAAGCCGCGCCCATCGGGCATAGTTTGGAATCAAGCCAGCCTGAAGGCGAGATGCAAATTCCTGAACCCCGACAATAGCTGTCTCGTCAAAGATCTTATCTAGTCGAGATTGCCCCGGAGCTTGCTGATAAAAGCTTTCCCTGCTTGGCAAGGCATACTCGTAGCACTCTTCATATTCAGATACCCACGGCTGGCGCAATTGCTTTGCCCGTTGAAAGCGAGCCAAAACTCGCTCTGAAGTACCGGCACTAGGGCTTAGGCTAACTGTAGGCTGCTGAATGACTGGCATTTAATTTACCCCAAAAGGCCGCGAGCCATAAACCCCTGACCGCCTTTGCGTCCAGAAATCAAGGAGCGGAATCCATAACTTCCAGTTGCACGAGCGATGGCTTCTCTGGTTCTGCGCTCTTTGCTTTCGGCTTTCTCGCTTGCAAGCTGAGCCTTCAATGCTTCACGCTGCTCTTTAAGTTCACGTTCTGCGGCCAGTTCGTCCGCTGTGGGTGCTGGCATTTTAGGTTTTTTAAAACACATATAGAGTACTCCGCTCTACACGAATGATTAGACGGTGCATATTTATCAATGGACTAAAAAGCTTTAGACCGCAAAGCACTTGGTTTTCTAAATATATCAAACGCACTTCTAGCATTAACTGGTCTAGTATCCGTGCGTCCAGTAGTTAATGCGCGGCCTTCGCCTCCACCACAAAAAGCATACTGCAATGCGTCATGGATATGCGAGAACTTATTCTTATCGGGACGTTCTTCATGCCGCGCTGTTCCCGACACTTGTAACCTGCGATAGTGATAGCCACCGCGAAAGCCCTTTACAAGATTGCCACATCGCTGGTCTATCAGGAATCCAGCCTGACCATCTACCATCCTATTTAATGGCGTAGCCACTGCCTCTATTCGCAAGGCAGGATCATTAGTAGGCGCTATGTATGCCTTGATCCCTGCTTGCCTTAATATCTGAAACGGCGTTCTTTCATCGGTCTGGGCTCTATAGTCGCCAGCCGGATCTCCATACACAATGAAGTGACCGCCCGGAAACTTCTGAGCCATCTCTTGTTTCAAGACTTCTGCGAATCTGACAATCCCCATATCCTGCGCGACAAGTTCGTGAAGAACATACCACCTGCCTCTAACAGACTGACAAAAAGCAGCAGCGGGAGTAAGACCAAAATCAAGACCGACAATAATAGGAATCCCGGGAGTAGGTATAATGGGTTCCTTAGAAACGTGAACAGTTTCGTCAAACATTGGATAAACTGGCTTTCCATCAGACAAGCTCCCAAGTTTGTTTAAAACGTACACATCAATCCAGCTTTTTGTTTTACCAGTAATAATATCTGGGTAGTAGTTCGGCGTTAGGTTATTAATGTTTTCCGCTTTGGGATTCTTTTTGTATTCTAAAACAGTACCTTCTGAATCAACCTCTGCTACCATGCCACCCGGTTGAGTGAAGAACTCCCAAGTGTCTGGCTTCACCAGCATCAAGGCCTCTTCTCGTGTAACATGATCTGGAAGCGGCGCTTCTCCAGACATGATGGGCCACCAATGATCTTCATCTGGCGCGTTTGTATCGGCTATAACACCGTACCATGTAGGCCCTCCATCTTTCATAGAGGGAAATCGTCCTACGCGCATCGTACAGGCATCGACTATTTGTTTGGGGACTTCTCGTGCTTCGTTTATCCATACACCCGTAAGTTCAAGCGACAGCAATTTTTTCACATCTTCAGGGCGATCAAGCGCCAAGAAAATAACCTCAAGATCAAGATCTGCTTTTTTGATGTGGTGAGTGTACGGCGGTGGATGCCAAAGCATTTTGCCCCACACATTTTCAGGAAACCAATCAAGCCATGTTTTGATTGTCGTAGTACGTAGTTGCGGGTTAGTATTACGTACCACTGCCCAACGACTTTTTCTGATCCCATCGGCATTAGGCTCCTGTGCTAGAGCTCGACGAAACATTTCAATGGCACA